ACGTCGATCGCCGCCGCGCCTTCGAACCCTGCCGAGGTAACGAAGAAGAGAGCCTCGGCGAGTTCCTTCGGCCCCTTACCGACCGCAGGACCGAGAGCGATAAGGTCGTCTTTCCAAGCTTCGACTTGCTCGGACGAGACGCCAACGAGACCGACGATCTTACTCATCTCGGCCTCGAAGTCTGTCCCGGTCTTTACGATGGCCGCGCCTACGGCGAGGAGAGGAAGCGTAACGCCTGCCGTCAACTTCTTTCCGACGTCTTGAAATTTGCGGCCCGCGTCCTGCCACTTCTTATTTGCCTTCTCCATCTCTTTGATGAAGTCGGCAGTATCTCCGAGGAGCCTTAGCGTTGCGGTTCCGATAACTGTCATGCGTCGAACCTCTTGTTTACCGTTCCGGCCCAAGCATCGAGTAGCCTCTCCATCTCTTCCGGCTCAACCTCGACGACCGGATTCGCCGATCTGGCGAGGAAGTCTTGGGGCTTAATCGGCCTCGACCCCTTTTTGCGGTTGACGTTATAAACGGCCGCGGCGATGAGTCCGGCGCGGAGGGTTGCTGCCTTCTCCTCCGCTAGAGCTTTCTCCGCCATCTTCTCGAGTAGTGCCCCCGTTTCCATTGGCGTTAACCTCCAAAAAAGCTCGTCCGGTACTCCCGCCGCGACCGCCTGAGTCCAGGCCTCGAAAATGCTTAAGGGCTCGGACTCTCCTCTCCGTCCGCGGCTTTGCCTTTTCCCTCGGCCTCTCCCTCTGGCTTGCCGCCGCCTTTCTTCTTGAACGGATCAGGCTTCCCCATCGCGATCGTTAGATCGGTCAGGATTCGCTTAATCAGTTCCTCGATCGAGTTGAGATTGATGAGTCCCTCGACCTCCTCCATCGTTATCTCGGGCTCGTCATACAGGAGGCCAGCCCATACGGCCGCGTTGATCGCGTCGGCGTCCATCCTGGCAAGGAGCGTTAGCGTCAGTTCGAGAGGTTGCCCCGTCTCTTCCTTGAGTCGGCGAATCGCGGCCCAAGTGAAACGGAAATACCTCTTCTTCGTGCCGTCCCCCAATTTGACCAGGGTCCGCTTAGTCGGCGTACCCATTACGCAACCAGAACTTTCGTCACCGGACCGGCGACCTTAAGGGAAGCGGTAAAGGTTGCGGGATCGTCCGTATTCTGCGAACCGTCTCCGCCTAGCGCGCTCACGTAAGCGAGGAAGCGATACTTCGCCGACGTCCCACTCGTTGCCCGACTCGGCAGGATGATAAAGCACGTTTCCACTTCGCCGTCGGCGTCGTAGTTCGTCCTCAAAGCGTCCTGGCCCGTGTCATCGACATCGAGAAGCGCCTCAAGAGAAACGGTTCCACCCTCCCGCAGACCCGGCAGATACTCGTGGTCCCCTTCGCTCTCTCCGGTCGTCGTCTGGACGTCCCCTTTCGACTGATCGGGAAGCGGGATCCCGGTCAATTTCCCGATAAGCGAAGAAGCAAACTCGACGCTCATTCCGTGTGCGTGAAATACTGACATTGTCTTTCCTCTCCTCTAGAGAACCAAATCCATCATTCTAAAACCGATCGTCATAATCGGGCGACTCTTTTTATCGTATCCAACGAAAACCGGCGCGGACGTAAGCGCCGCAACCCGGAGGTATCCCGTCCCAAGATCCTCATCGGCAACTACAAGCGCGTTGAAGATCTCTAGCGCCTTTGCCGATGCCGCATCTCCCTTATCAGGAGCCCCCCTAACCGTCACCAATACCGCGGGGTCCTTGAGGGCCGCGGACCCTACTCCCGTAGCGGAGGGCACTCCCGGAGGCGGTCCTCCGTCCTCCTTGACCATCACGAGCTTATCGCTCCCTTCGTGCATCTTCCTTCGGATCGACGGCCAAGTCGACGAGCCGTCAACGATGCCAGCCAACGCCAGGAACGCGACCACATCCGCAACGGCGCCCATTAGGCGAAAGGCCTCTTGCGCGCGCCGCCCTTCTTCGTAACGAACTTCGCGCTCTTAATCAGAGTGTCCATTACCCTCTTCTGGATCTTTGCGGGCTCTCCGTCCGCGATGAATCTCTCGACGCCGCGGATCAGATAGCGCGCCTCTCCGAGCTTATGGAGAAGCTTCGTTACTTCATGCTGGAAGAGCGCGTACACGGCCGCGGCGCCGCCGAAGGTCAAGGAGACCCTCCCCTTATTGTCTGGACCCGAGACCCTCCCCGAGTTGCCGAGTGTCCCCTTATCTCTCGGGACGCCTTGCCCCGGTCGGCTTGCCTTGACGTCCGTCATAATCAGTTCGCCCCCAACCCGAGTCCCCGAGGCTTGGGTCTCCCCCGCCTCTTTCATCATCGTTTGGATCTTCCCGGCGACGTCTGAGAAGCCGATAAACGAGACTTGGATCGTTGGCTTCGCCATCGCTTAGGCCCTCCGGCAACGGAGACGGTAATGATCGGGCGAGGACGTCGAGGCCTTCAGTCGGCGCGGGCTCGTCAACTCGATTCCGATGAAGACCTCCAAGCCCCGCGTTATCCTGTCTTGCTCTCCCGGTATGACTTCAGCATCCGGCGGAACCCATAGGGTCAGGGGTGCCTTGACCTTCTGATCCGTTGAGCCCTCGGGATTCGTAACGAAGGCGTCGGTCGCTTTCGCATGAGCCTCGATCTCGATCGGCGAGGAATAGCTTGGGGCTCCTTCGCCATCGTAATCGTCGAAGACCTCAACGGAGATCGTCTCGAGATCCATGATCCGAGAGATTAGCCGACTCATGCGGGATCGCTCGGCAGATCGAGGGTACTGTCGAAGCCTGCCCCGACCCGGAAGCGGACCTTCGCGCGCTTGCCTTGGTCGAGGAACTCTTCTTCGAGGATACCGCAGGGATCCAGAGCGATCGCGGTACTGAGGTACTCCGAGATCGTCTTGTCGCGCTGGTAAGCCTCTTGGACGTCATCGAGACGCCCGCTCGTAAGCCGCGGGTCTCTGAGCGTCACGAAGTAGGCAGAGAGGTAAGTCTCGATCTCGGTAAGGAGCGCGGTCGAAAGTTTAGAGCAAGCTCCCTCGAGATGGGTATCAATCCAGAGACTTGCCGAATTGATGAAGGCGAGGACTTGTGGGGAGGTCGCATCGGTATCAAGGATGAGCCGGACCGCCGCCTCCGCCGTTCTTACTGCCATCGTCCCGCCCTCCGTTTATGGTGAAAAGGATTCCTACCCGACCGAGCCGCGCCGCACCCCTCAGTTTCCCGAGAGATGCGGCGGCGACTGACCGGAATTCCTTACCGCTTAGGGAGCGGGTCGGAGGTGGACGATTCCGTTGACCGTGTCACCGGCAGCGGTCTCGATGCTCTTGATGTGCGGGCCTCCAACGTAGAGGACGCGGAAGTTGGTAACCCAAGGCTCAACCTGCCACTGGACCGTAGTAATGCCCTGCGCCTCAGACATATCGAGTACCTGGCTCGTCATCTGAACCATTACGACGTTGTCGTTAGCGAGAGAATCCAGCGGCCGGACTGCGGCGATCTCCGAGAGAGCCAGGAGGCGCTGAATGATGGTGTTGTCGCCCTTGTTGGCCGAGTAATCAGCCTGAAGAGCCGCCCAGAAGTTCTTGGGCACGTAGACGTAGAAGGGACCGAAAAGGTTCTGAGCGAACGCGAGCGCCAGCATATCCAGCACATCGCCGACAGGATCAGCGCCCGTATCGTCCCAATTGGTACCGAGATCCTGCGTGATACGGTTCGTTGCCGTAGTGAACCCAGGAATACCCCCACCCTGCGGGCCTCCGGTTGCCACTCCGTTCGTGATAAGATCCTGGATCCGATCCTGAACAACTCGGGTCGACTGTTGAGTCGCCGTCATGTCGAGGCCTTCGCCTCTCTCTCTCGAGGAAATCAACTGCCGCCAGTTGAAGCGGAAGCCCTTCGAGATTACCGGGACGGGAGTCGTCTCGTTGAGGTAGCTCGGCCGGTCCTCAGTCGGAGGCGTTGCTCCGTCATAGGAGAGATCGGCGGGATCGAATTTCTCGAGACGCTCCGTCAAGCGGATGATCGTCCCGATGCTAACCGGCTCAATGAGCCCGAGAGCCCTCATGTCGTCGAGTACGGTCAGGCGTTCGTCCAGAACGTCCGTAACCGCTTCGTCGACGGTCTGCCACTCTTCATGACGAAGAGTAGCGTTGTTCGCATAGACCGAGCCCATTTCGGCATTCGCCGAGAGGACAGGCCGTAGCTTGTCAATTTCCTGCCGGTTCCGTGCGAGGACCGGCGACTTACCCAGGAGTTCGATCTTCATTTTAGATGACTCCTACGCGGATGCGGCCAACGGCCCCGGTGGTAGTGAGAGGCCGAATAGCTTGCGCCACAATGGCCTCGGAATAGATCTCGGCAGTCGTCGAAGCAACGTCGACAGTCGGATCATGGAGTTTGAGGGTTCCGTCCCCATTCGAGGAAAGGAAGTCCCCGACAGCAACGACTTGGGCAGCAGCGAGGATCGCATTGACCTCGGCCCCGGATTCGAAAACGCCAAGCTGAACCGTGTCGTCGGCGTCGTAATCGTCGTCGATACCATCTCCGACGAGATCGTTCTCGAGCGCGAACATTCTCGCGGCGTCTCCGCCGGAGGCCGAATGCACTTGCACGATATCCGAGCCGGTCGTTTCGAGGAGATGCCCCGGCGTGACGGCAGAGGCAGCGACCATTTCCTTACGGATGAAGGCGCCCTTGTAGACGATAGCTCTCATGAGTTAGGCCTCCGCTCCCTTCGAGGTGTCCCCAGCATACGGGTTGGGGGTTGGCATGAATGCCGGCGCCTTCGTGTTCACCGCGGCCGTAACTCCTGCGCGCGCCGTATAGTCCGATCCCCTGGACATGGCGGAGAGTTTGCGAAGCTCTTCGATGGGCTTCGGCGTAAGCTCTGCCTCATCGAAAGGGACCTTCTCATTTGCCGCGAGTTCAGCGACGAGAGAGGTCTTCTCGGCTTCGATCTCGGCCACCGCCGGAGCCATTGCCTCTCCGAAGGTTGCGAGTTGAGTTTCGACGTTGGTCTTCAGTCCCTCGATCGAGGCTTGAAGGGCGACAAGTGTCGCCGCAACGTCGGGAGTGTCCGTCGGTTCCGCTTGCGCGTTCTCAATGGGCTCCGTCTTCGCTTCTGCCGCGGGAGCGGCCTTCTTCCCGAGGGCCTCGTTCATTGCGACGAGTTCCTCGTCGTCCATCCCCTCGAGGCGCTCGTCCGAAAGCGGACAACCGTTCCCCTTGAGTTGGGCGATGACTTCCTGCCTCTTCATGGCAGATACCTCCCCTTCTGTGGGTGAAAGTGTCGAGTCCGCATTCGTCACGGGCTCATAGGTGGTAATCCGCCTGACTTCGACAGGCGCTCCCAACGTTACTTCTCCTTCTTCGGAGATCTCGAAGGTCGTTCTAAAGGGTCCGCCGTCGGCTCCTGCGCCCCATAGTTCGAAGACGACCTCTCCTTCGTCCGTAAAGACGTCGACGATCCAGATCTCTTGTCCGATGCCCGCGAAGCTTTCAGTTAGCGCCGCGGTAAGTAGGGCGTTCCGATCCCTGTCCGACTCGTTCTCCGCATCGCCGAAGCCGACTACCGACTTCAAGAACGCGAGGATCTTGGACCGAGACCCGGTCTTCTCCATTCCATTTACCTCCGTTGAGGGTTCGCCATCCTGGCGGCTATGGACTCCGAGCCCGCAACCGTCTTCCACTGAGCAAGCGCCGACCGTTTCCTCGTTGTCGAAGACCGCGAGATGATCGTATCCGTTCGGGTAGAGAACTAGATCGTAGGCTTGATTCCCGGCGATTCCCTTCTTCTGTTCTGCCATCGCAGCGAAGCCGGTCGAGATCTCCGGGACACCTCCGTCCGCAACCTTCTCGAGAACCACATCGAGACCCTCGACTTCGTCCACCCTTGAGGCGTCGAGAAAGACGTCCGCCTTGAGCGAGTCGTCTTCGACCTTTGCATGGAAGAGGAATCCCGCTCCCCTGGCGTTTTGGATCTCAGGACTCTTCGCGGAGGTCGGCTTCCCCATCAAGCTCGGATGTGGACCAATGAGGACAGGCGAGTTATTAACGTCCTTCGCCCAATCGTCCGTAAATACTTCGGGAGGGAGGTAGCAAGCGCCGAGGTTGTTATTGAGGACTTGAGACTTCACGAGGACCGCAGGAAGGACCGTGTAGGTCGTCCCGAGATAGACCTCTTCCCTCGCGGGTCCGCTGAGTTCGGCGTTGAAGATTACGGTCGTCTCGTCCATCCAACCCCCCAGAAACAGAAAAAGACCCGAAGCCCCCTTGTCTTAAAGGGCTCCGGGTCTCGCGGCGTCCTCGCCGCTACCCTGGCGAAGGACCGGAACTATCCGGTTATCCTGCTCACTCTTTTACTCGCAACAGTCTCGCACGGTCCCAAGGTATAGCGGAAGACCTATCCCCGTCTACCCTTTCATTCTCTTACCGGCAGGCCTTGGGATATACGGCCCTCTTTCTCCTTGCATCTCTGTGAAAGAAAACCCTTGCGAACCTTTCACGGGTAGATTACCTTTCCATTATGAGAAACGCAGACGAAGCCAACCGGAGAGACACGATGGGCGAGATCAAGAAAGTATGCGGAAGCATTCACCCGATGCTGATAGGTGAGGAATTGACCATCAAGAGGTTCGGTGGAATCCCCATTTATGACGCCGATACAACCGCGATGGACGCCTACAGGGTCGCAATCCTCATGGGTCGCCCCGCACCGAAGGCCCCTCCTGAGCCCCGTCTAGTCCACTTGGCCCCGACGCTGGTCGATGCCGAGCGGTTCATCGCTGAGTCTAATTCCCAGTGACTGTCGTACTTGGGTTGGAGGCCATCGGAGATGATGTGGTTGCACAGGCTCGCGAAATGCTGAAAGCTGCCGGTGGCGATGACTTGCCTCCCATACTGCGTAGGCACATCGACATCGGTAGGTCTCTTCGGAACACTTGGGTGGCGGAAATTTTAGGCCCCGGAGATCACTACAAGTGGGAGCGCGATTTCCTCAAGGGAAAGAAAGATTACACCAACGCAAACAGCATCGGCTCTCGTGGCGTTATGGTCTACTACCATCTCAAGGATGGGCCTGTCTATGAGGTGCATTCTTGGGTTAGCTGGTCCAGCGTGGATAGATACTTCTGCCGGATCGAATCCGGGGAGATCGTCCGAATGACCGAAGAGGAGGTGGAAGAGCGTGTCGGATCATAAGAGGGGTCTGGGGATCGACGTCTTGACGGCTGCGCGCCAGCGCATTTCTCTCGTCTTTGATGAGTTCGAGAGGGTGTGTTTGAGTTTCAGCGGAGGTAAGGACTCAGGCGTCCTGCTCCACTTGACGATGGATGAGGCTATGAAGAGGGGGCGGAAGATCGGCGTTCTTTTCGTTGACCTAGAGGGCCAATACAAACTCACAATTGAACACATTGAAGAGTGCCTTACCCTCTATCAGGATCATATCGAACCCTACTGGGTTGCCCTCCCGATGAACCTCCGTAACGCCGTGTCGGTATACGAGCCTCAGTGGATGTGCTGGGACCCTGATAGGCGGGACGATTGGGTAAGAGATCCCCCAGAGATGGCCATCACCTCAGAAGACTATTTCCCATTCTTCCGGCGCGGTATGGAGTTTGAGGAATTCGTCCCCGGATTCAATGATTGGTATGGCCAAGGGAAGTTATCGGCTGTGCTGGTTGGGATCAGGTCGGACGAATCCCTAAACCGATTCCGCACCCTGATCTCCGAAAAGAAACAGAGGTTTGAGGGGCACCAGTGGACCACATGGAAGGGAGGTGGAACATACAACGCATACCCGATTTATGACTGGAGGACAGAGGACATATGGACTTACTTCGCCCAAAGCGGGAATCCTCACAATCATCTCTATGAGTTGATGAATGGGGCCGGGCTGACCATCCACCAACAGCGGATCTGCCAGCCCTACGGTGACGATCAGCGGAAGGGACTATGGCTCTTCCAGATCATCGAGCCTGAGACATGGGCTCGAATCGTGGCGCGTGTGAACGGGGCCAACTCCGGGGCGCTCTACGCCAAGGAGACCGGCAACATTCAGGGCAACATCAAGGTCACGAAACCCGAAGGCCACACATGGCAATCGTTTGCCACCCTTCTTCTGGGCTCCATGCCAGAGGCGACGGCGGAGCATTACCGAAACAAGTTCGCCGTCTACCTGAAGTGGTTCGCTGATCGGGGATACCCGAACGGGATACCGGATGACGGACCAGTCGAGAAGGGGGCCGCGAACTGGAAACGAATCTGTAAGGCGCTTCTCAGGAATGACTATTGGTGCAAGGGCTTGAGCTTTAGCCAGACGAAGCCCGCCGCATACGAAAAATACACCAGCGTGATGAAAGCAAGGAGGCGGAAATGGGGCTTGATCTAATCGCTCAGTCATCAGTGGATATGTGTCTCCCGGCCATCGCTTCCCTTCATGGCTTGCCGGTGGAGGTGCGGATCGAAGCCATCAACCAGATTAGGGAGGCCCTGCACGAAGTAAGTCCATTTAGGGATGAGCCCGTGGACCTAGTGCTGTGGGTTCCTGCCGATGAAGTGGGGGCGAATGACTACAACCCCAACACGGTAGCACCCCCCGAGATGAGGCTACTTGAGCGATCCATTGAGGAGGACGGATACACTCAGCCCGTCGTGACGTGGGTGGAGGAGGATGGAGCGAGAGAGACCGTGGACGGGTTCCACCGCTGCCTCATTGCCAGGGAGTCAAAAGCTATTGGGAAGAGGCTCCTTGGATACTTGCCCGTTACGACAGTGAACCAATCCCGCACGGAGCGGGGGGACCGAATAGCCTCAACGATCCGCCACAACCGCGCCAGGGGAAAACATCAGGTCGAGTCCATGAGTAAGATCGTTATGGAGCTGGCCCGGCGTAACTGGTCGGAAAAGCGGATCGGCAAGGAGTTGGGCATGGACCCGGACGAGGTGCTACGCCTTAAGCAGATTACCGGACTCGCTGAGATGTTCGCAGACCGAGACTTTTCGGAAGCATGGGAGGCAGTATGATAATTACAAGCGATTGCCCTCGTCCCTCTTGATGCGCCGGACCTCTTCGGCGAGTTGCTTTCCGTCGAGACTCTTTTCCTCTGTACGGTTCACATTGCGAACGCCGCCGTCGGCATACTCGACCGTCACGGTCCCGCTGTAACCTCTCCGGGCCAACTCTCCTGCATAGAGAAGGAAGTTCCTGGCGGACTCTGGGATCTGGCTCATAGAACGCCAACGAGACCCGGAAAGATGAGGCCGGTCCCGCAGCGGCACAGAGGCTCCCACGGAGGGTCCATAAGAGCGCCCCAAGGCGTGTCGAATGGCTCGTTGATTCGGACGCCCTCCGAGTTCATTATCGCGACTTGGGCATGAGTCTCTCGGAGCCTGTCGTCCGGCGTAATGATGACAATCCTTCTCGAGGTCGACGGAAGGACGCCTTCCTTCTCTGCCTGTCTCCAAGCCTCGTGCTGTCCGAAGTTCGAAGCCCGCATGGTCTCAGTTTGGGCGATGTTGAGAGCCCTACGGTTGAGAAGACTCTTCCCATACTTCTCCCGCATCTCGTCGACGAAGGCCTGATCGACTGTCCCGAGCTTGATCCGCTTCCGAATCCTGGCCTTGTCGACCGCCGAAAGTCTCCGGTTGACCGCGTTCCGGGCCGCGGCATTCCTCTCGGCCTTGGTGAGTGCCTCGTCGACGGCGTCCCAAAGATTCCTCTCAAGCCTCGCAGGCGCTTCGATCCAGTTAGGCGGGAGCCCTACGACCTCTCGGACATACTTCGCGAGTTGGACCGGCGTAAGGCCGATCTCCTGACCCGCGGCTATAGCGACCCGGATCGCCTCCTTCGTAGTCTCGCTAACCTCGACGACGAGCTTCGCCGTCTGAGTCCTGGCATGGATAACGGCGTTCGGATCTTTGGCATTGAAGGCGACCTCGATCCCACTAGCCTCTGAGACGATCTCCGAAGCCGCCGTCCCGGTTAGCGTCTGAGTCTCGAAGAGGACGTCGAAGAGGGCGCTCTCCTCTGCCGTAAGCGCCCCGACGACCGGGACAGTACGAACGGCGTCAACGGTCTTCCCCGCTCCCGTAGCAATAGCCTCGGCGAGGCTCACTTCGTTGATCTGTGTCTTGAGATTCTCGATCGCCTTGAGGAAGATCTCGGCGACCTTCGGCTCCTGCCTCTTCGCTATCCTGAGAGTGACCTTCCGTGTTGGTGAATCCGGGACCTCCGGCACATCCGCCAGGAGGACGAGCGCCGGAGTCATGCCGGAACAATGAGGGCATCTCATCCGGTATACCCTCCCCGGTTGCAGAGCGGGCAAGGAGAACCCTCCTCCATGTCCTCAAGAGACGCGCCGAACATGACGAGAGAGCGAGCCTCCTCCCTGGCGTCTTGCTCGTGCATCCCTTCGTCGAGGAATGCCTTAGCGAGAGCGACCTCCGCCTTCGCTACCGCCTTGGCATTCGCCGCCAGCATCTCGAGAGCCTTGAGGTTGATCTGCATTAAACGTCCTCGAGCGTTGTCGAGTCGTCGTCTCCGAGGTTCGGGTCCGGCTCTACTGGCTCGGGATCTTCCTCAACCTCCACCCCTTCGCCGACGGTTGGCCGGAGCCTGACGTTCCGATCTTCGTCGATCTCGACGAGGTCCATCGGGTTGCCGCCCATCGGAGTAAGAGCCTTCGCCGAATCTGCTCGAGCCTTGTTTCCTTCGGCGATCTCCTTGTCCGACTCCTGGAAGAGCGGAGGCCACATTACATCATATTCATCCTCTGGAGCAGGAAGACCCTTATGCTCAATGAGCCTGTCGATAAAGGCCCGAAGGATCGTAGGCTCTGCGAATTGCTCTTGCCTCTCTGAGATCGAGCCGAGCCATTGGCGCTCGTCCTGTTCGCTCGCCCGCTCTCCCGTCTCTGTGCCGAAGAGAATGCGCTTCGGAATCCCTGCCCCTGCCGCGAGCAACATCATAAAGAGATCTGCCGCTTCCTTCGGATCGGGAGGCGTCGATTCTACCCATCCGATCTTGCCGCCCTGCATGACAGATTGCCGCCGGAGATCGTGAACCATCTCCTCGAGGTTCTCTCCTAGCTTCTTGATATCCTCTGAGGAGATCGTCGCCTCTGGATCGATCTCTGCCGTCAGGATGCGCGCCGCCAACTGCCAGTATGACTCGCCCGTTGATGCTGTGACCTTCTCGAGATCCATTAGCGGGTTGAGGAGCCTCTTCAGGATCGGCCTTCCATAGATCTCGTTTTCGAGGAGGTTCTCGGCGATGTGGATCATCCGGGACCAATGGACGACCTCTTGCGTTGTGCCTGCCTGACCGTCGCTCAGATTGAGCTTATACGTCTTCGGTTGGCCGTATCTCTCGTTGCTCGGATCAGTCTCGAGAGTGTCGATCGCCGCCGCCTTTTCATGGAAGGGGGAGACGAAGATTACATCGTCGGGTCCGTTGAGCGTTGGGAGCGGATCCTTGAGTTTCAGATCTTCGCCCTTAACGCCGATCAGGAAGACCCCATACCGACCGATCCGAGCGAGTTTGTCCGCCCGACTGAACATCGAGAACAGCTTGAGCCGCTTCTCAAGCTTCTTCCATGCCTTCGTAAACTCTGTACCCTCCTCGCCCATTCCCTCCTCAACGATCTCGGGAGGCTTCTTCCAGGTCGCTTGCGGAGCCATGTCGACGATACGGCCCGCCGTAGAGTCCCTCTCGTAGCGACCGGCATAATCCGAGAAGACCTCCGCTCCGGGAACGATGTAACCGGCGACCGTGTAGACGTCCCGCTTCCCCTGGTATTGCAGGCCCACCTTTCGTGCCAACTCGGCCCGACCGGCGATTATTCCAAGATGAGCCGTCACGGCTTCGACCTGGCGGTTAGCCGCTTCTGCCTTCTCTCTGCCCCTCACCTTCGAACCGTCGTCGAGCTTGAACCAGCCGCGGCCGGTAGGCGTGATGCTCATTTCCCTTTCTCCCTTAGTCGTTAAGACTTGAGCCATTCCAGAGTAGGATAGCCGAGCGTCTCTCGCGTCCGGCCTGACATTGATCGAACCCATCCTTCTACGCGAAACATCTGCCTTACCCATGACCGCCAATGCAGATCGGCGTGTCTCCAATTCTCCCCGTTGTGGTCGTCGTGATAATGTGGCGTCTCGCTCATGGGTACACCACACAGGACGACCTTCCGCTGTTCGGTGGTTAGCTCATGGGCCACCCGACAACCGAACCCGCCGCTCGCCATCCCGCCCCAAGGCTGGATAACATGATCGACAAGCTCGGGAGACCTCCGACCCCATGTCTCGTACTCCCTGGAGAGGATGCCCCCTTGCCTCTCTGAGCGACTTCGTAGCCAATCGCCGGACCCATCGTCAGGGTCGACGCCGTGGAGCTTCTCAGGGTGCAGTGTTACCCAATGATCGAGATACCTCGGCCAATCGACTCCGGCATTATTCGCCGCGATGACGATCCCAGGCCAGAAGCCGCCTATGAGCCCCTCAAGGATTTCGACCTCTAGCCACATATCCGCGCCGCCCCCAAGGACGAGCGCCCAATCTGGACGTCTTAGGTTTCTCCTCCATTTTTCCAGGACCCCCCCGGAGGGTGACGAGAAGGTATCTAATTGTGGAGCGTTCTTTTTAAACATATTCATCGCTTCATTAGCTCCGACAGCTTGGGGGCCGAGAGACACAACCCCCGGAACTCCGCCGCCTCTTCTCCGATCCTGGCTTGGACCCTGTCGATCCCTGGCGCTTCCAAATTGAGCGCGGGGAGGGCTTGCTTTTCCCCTTGCAGGAATGTTACCGCGGCCGATCCCTCGAGCCCAAGCCTTTCTATGATGATCTTGGCGCAAGCCGCCTTGTCGGTATGATAAATGAGATGCGCGCTCGCCCCATGCACTACCGCTCCAACAAACCCATGTATCCGGCTCCCGACATAGTCCCGAGCGTCTCCATATACCTTCAGCATCCGAGCCGGATCGGAGAAGTAGCGGACCTTTCTCTTCCCGTAGAATCCGATCGCCGCCTCTGCCTCTCGGTTGTCATGGACCGTCGCAATCTTCGGACCCTTCGCTCCCGCCCATGCGTCGCGGAAGAAGTTGTCCGTCCGAGCCGCCGGTCCCGTCTGGCGAGGCCGATAGGTGCAAGTCCCGCCCTCCTCCATTGAGCCCCACCCTCGATAGCCAAGGACGAAGGTCTTCCCTCCCTTTCCGACAGGCGTAAGGAAGATGGCAGGATCGCAGAGGACCGACGTCTCGATCCCGAAGTTCCCCTCGAGGAGTTCCTTCGCGATATCGTCCCGCGCGATCGAGATCTCGACGAGCCCAGAGTCGGCGACGCGCCTCATTAAATCCTCGTGCTGGCTCCGCAGATAGCCGCCGGTCCTGCCAACGCCAAGGAAGGCGATAGGCTTGTCGTACCGGAGAGCGTGACGAAGGAGGACTTCGTTCCTGGCGACCCATTCAGGAGTACCGGCCATGATGATATAGTCGGCGAGAGGAAGGTTGATGTGCGGCGAGTTCGCAAACGTCTCCGCGACGCCCCATCCTCGGTTATGCCAGATCTGCCCTACTGAATCGTGAAGGTCGAGGACGTTGAGGAGGCCCTCCCTTATCCAATCATCGCCGCAATTCCATGCCGTCGAGGTCGAGAGTAAGACGTTCATCCTTGAACCTCCCCTCGGTACGTAGAGAGTGCCTTCTCGAATCCGCCCTCGTCCGTATCGCAGGACTTCCACCATTCGAGACCCCTCCACACAGGAGAGAGCCGGTCGATCGAGGACGCGATCCTATTTCTCGCCGCGCGGATCTCGAGGAGGAGCGCCTGCGTCTCTAGTGCCGCATCGGCGGCGTACCCGAGTCTCGCCAATTCGTCCGCCATCTCTTTCAGGGTTCCCTCGTCTTGGAGGAGATCTCCCGCTTCCTTGCAATACAGATAATCGAAACTCCCGCCGCTCATACTTGCCCCCATTCGTAGCCGTAAGCGCGCATCTCTTTTCCTGCGATCATGTCGAACTCGTCGATCGAGTCCCGGTCCCATTCTGTCCAATGCGGCGCAGTTAGGTTTTCCCGAGCGTTAATCTTCCTTTCTCTGACCATCTCCCAGGCTTTCCGCTCTGCCATCCCTCCGAAGATCGCCGCCAACCTCTCGAACGTCGAGAAGTCTGCGAGGAGGTCCTCGAAGCGGAACCTTTGGCTCGGGAAGACGATACCGCGGAGGAAGTTGTTCCTCTCGTTCCAATGCCGAGCGACGGAGCCGAGCGTTCTCCCTGGCTTCGGTCGACTCAGTACCGAGCGGACGACGTCTCTCCCGTCCCTGACGAGATGGACGATCCGCGGGTCTTCGAAACACTCCTCGATCCACTTGATCCGGTTCCATAGGAAGGAATTCACCTCAACCTTCCCGATCAGATTCGCAGGATCAATATCGAAATAGTCGGGGCTCGTCTCATGGACGGCGTCCAGCCCTGCCGCTTCCCGGAGTGCCGTCGCGGTCCACATCGTACCGGACCTCCCCATTCCCAGGACGAAGCCCGTCATCTGAATTGCTCCTCTCTGAGCTTTCCTCCGATGTGGGTCCAAGGAGCCTCCGGGAACTTCCTCCTTGCTACGGAAAGAATCCTCTTAGCGCCCTCATCGCTTGCCGAATGGGCGAGGAACCTACCAGTAGGCCAGAGGTTGTTTTCTGCCACCCACACCGCGAAGTCATAGCCCGTTCCCTCGGGATCGTGGCCGGAGGGATAGTGGAGTCTCCCCCTCATCGTTAATGGTCCGGGTGGCAATGACTCAGGGTCCTTAATCTCCCCGCCTAGATCATGATCCAAACTGAGCGCCGTCACCTCAACTCCATTCGCCCTAGCTGTAAGGAGGAGATCCTTTGCCTCGTTCGGGGTTCGTGCCCAAGTCCACCCACTCCGCTTCCATCTAATCGGATCTCGAATATCGTCAAGCCAGAGCTTCACAATCTGTCTCCTCTTTCCGACCCCAGATTCTTCGCCATCATGTCCGGCCATTCGGGCCGCTTGTAACCGTGGCGATTCAGGACACCGCAGTAGGGATCGAAGCAAGCGCCGACGTCGATCTGAGTTATCGAAGGGAAGTCAGGAGCGAGCCTCCACGTTAGAACCTTGCTCAGATACCCGAGACTTAGGGTAACGACCGCATCGCTCGGGAGCCTCGCGACCTCCTCCCGAAGCTCTTTCTCGATTTCGGCAAGGCTTCCCCATCCTATCGCCCGAGGAAGAAGATATCCCTCGGCTCCCATCTTCTGCCGGAAGGGTTCGATCCAATCCGGCCCCACCATAAGCAGGGGGCGACCGCGTAAGACCTTGAGGAACGGACCGAGCCTCCCTCTTACGTTCGCCGAAGAGATTATCTCCTTGTGGACCCAAGGGACGTTGATCTTAGAATCCCCGAAGTCGGTATCGTAAAGAAGCGTCGCATCCTGGCTCGGCACATTCACGCCGCGCTCTCTGAGCCAAGCCTCCGCGTCTGCCCTCTTCGGGGAACCGTTCTTCCCGGGATTGTAACCGTGGAGGGTAAGACGAGGCTCCAAGATGACCCGAGCGAGAGCCTCCGCCTTCTCTGGCGTACTCTCCACGCCGTCTGAGTTGATACCGCCCCATCCGACCATCGTAAGGAACTCTCCGTCTCCTCCGATGTTGGTATGGGTGAAAGGAGTTCCCGCCTCGAGGAGCGTTACGTAATCGTCGATCTTCTCGGGAATCTTAAACATGACGCACTGCCGAGATAACCTTGAGGTTCGGGCTGTCCTTCCACTCTTCGACGACCTGGACCGTATAGCCGAGACTCTCGAACAAGGCGAAGAAGCGATCGAAGAGCGGAGGAGAGTGCGTTTCCATGATCCAAGCCCGCGGACCCTCCATAATGCTATCGGGAACGACGAGAAGGTTTATCTCGCATCCCTCACAATCGACCTTCACGATATCGGGCTTGTGTTCCTTGAGCATCCTCTCCGCGTTCCTATGCGAGAAGACCTCTTCGCTCTCGAGCCTGTCGTCGCCCTTCGACCATGCCCGGTAATGAGCCGCCCAAAGCGAATTGCGTTCCGAGGCGATGACCTTCCGCGCTCCCTTGCTCAGAAAGAACCCCGCCGTCGTCCCATACTCCGCCCCAATATCCAAGACGGCCGCGCCCTCGTAATCGAGCGATCCGTACATCTTCTCGAGGTTGCCGAACTCGGTACTCCGAAAGTCCATTACTCCGCCTCTCTTTCTTTCTTCCTCAATACGAAAATGCACTCCGAGCGGAAGAACGCCTTGCTCTTGTGGAGCCTCTTCTCGGCTTTCTCCCAACTCAGATCTATTTCTCCGAACGGCTCGCAACCTGACGGGCGAATGATCCGCTCCCAGAGCGCCTCTTCGTCGTAGTAGTAGCCGCCAGCCTGTCGGAAGTTCTCGGCTAGGTCTGTCCCTATGACGAGATACCCTCCCGGCTTCACGAGGCGCCCCATCTCATTCGCCGATTTTATGTCCCCGTCCGGCGGTTTGGTAACGTGTTCGATTGCCGAGATGCAAAGGACCGCGTCGAAGCTCTCCTCGATGTAGCCGGTCGCCCTCATGTCCACACTCAAGCAACGGAGCCTATCCGGCCGAGGAGCCGCCCTCGTCCATAACTCCGTCCATGCTTCGAGATCGCCGAGGTCAGGATGAGAGAGGCCGAAGAGGTCGGTAACGTGGACGGTCTCCGCGACGCCCGTTAGGTAGGCCCCAAGGAAGGAGGCCCGAGCCCCGATCTCGAGGACGCTCATCCCGGCGAAGTCGATCGACGCCAGAGTTATCGCGGCATCGTAGGAGCGCCCGACTTGAATCTTCCCAGGCTTGCCGAGCGAGGGATGGAAATCGTGAGGGATCCACCTTACCTGAGTCTTCGCCCAACGAACGAAATCGTACATATGCCTCGCTACCGCCGTCCTCTCCTCAAGCGTTTCCTTGATCCGATAGGACTGATTGAGCGGAACCATTGCTACTCCTTTCCCTCTACTTCGAAGATTGCGTCGAAGAGGTTGTCCCTCGCCTCTGCCTTCGTTGCCCCTCTCGTAGCGCGTCTCGTCGATCATTCGGAGTCCTTGTCCCGTCTCCATGCTTCTAGAGTTCCGGGGATCGAATTCCCCTGTCGCCATTCTCCGCCCTCGTGCTTAAACGTCGAGCCGTCATCGCAAACGACGACGGGAATCTCCCCTAAGAACGACACCCCTACCGGCTTCCTCAGATCCTCCGGTGGCATCGCTTCGCCCTCCTGCATGGCTATGGCTTGGGCGATCGCTTCGTAAAGCCAATCGTCCCTCCTGACTTCGTCCCGGTATTGATCCATGAGCCTGTCGAATGCTTCGCGCTCAATCATCGCCATCTCTCCAGAAGGTCTGCATAGGTTATGACGCCGAAGAATGGGCTCTCCCATGCGAGGGTGACTTCCTTAAACCCGAGCCACTTGAGCCAACCTATACGGATATGATCCGGCGGAACCATTTGCCTTAGCTCCATCGCTTCCACCATCTCCGCGATCTTAGCCGAGAACGCCTCAACAGTTGGGACGACCCTAAGACACGCCGCACCCAATACCGCGAAGGCCTTCGCTAACGCCTTGAAGCTCTCGGTCGCCCCCTCGATAGCCTCCCTCTCTGTCTTGCTCATACCGAGACCTCCCATTTCTGCCGGAACTCCGCCTTATTCTTCTCAAACTCCTCTGGGGAGATGAGCCGGTCGGCGTTCTCATCATTACCTAGCCAATCCAACAGCTCCACAAGCCCCGGATCGGTTTCGGCCATGTAGGGTCTCAGGGTGTCGTAAACCCTGGCGATTGGATCGCCCTCCGCCTTGATCGCCTTCCTCTCTCTGTCATCTTTCCAGTACGCAGCGGCTTCCGTACCCCAGGCTAGTCTTTCAAGCCAACACCTATCTAGCGGCCGGAGTAGCTTGCCGATCAGCCTCCCGATACCAGTTACCCGAACGCGCCATTCTCCGAATTCATTCTCGCCCGTCTTCTGGAGAAGCCCAAACCGAACCAACCATATCCAAGGGTAATTCGGATCGGGATCGATCAAAGTCTCCATTCTCCTATTGGCCCATACGGCGCCGGAGATGAATTTCAGCCACATCCTCCTGCCTGGATTTACGCCTTTCATACCGTACCGCCTTCCGCCTTGAGTTCCTCGATCCTGCCTTCCCTGCCTGCGCTAAACCGTCTCTCCTTGAGAGGCTTGTCCTGCTTTAACGGCCTATGACTCCGGCTCGCGATCGTATGCTCGATGATCGGGATCTCTGCGGGCTCTTGGTGCATGAAGTGGCCCTCGGTATTCCCGCAGATACTACACTCGATCGGAATGCCTTTGAACTCATGAGGGTAGGCGAAGGGCTTGTCGAACACGAAGGTATAGCTCCCAGAGAGCCGCTTGATCTTCAAGCCCTTGAGACAGGTCGTCAGATACCAAAGATTCTTCTGCCCTCCGCCCTCCCTTACGCCTCGGCTCCTGAGTGTCTCGTTGAGGTTCACCCATGCGTCGAGAAGGTTGCGGGCCGGAGCCGTATCTCCCCAAAAGGTCGTACCTGAGAGGAGCCGCCAGCCTCGCCTCTGGACCTGGCTCAGATCGTGCCCCTTCCCAGGACCTCGGAAGTAATGAACGCCGAAATCGAAGTTCTGAGCCGCCAGCCCTTCGAAGTATTCCGTCGGGTCAGAGTGAACGATCGCGTCGACATCGATCCAGACGAGCGGGCCTTCGTACCTCATTCGCATAGACTGGATAAAGTTCGCCTTGTGCGCGGTATGATCGAACCAATCGCCCCAAGCGTCCTTCTCTTCGATATGGTGAGGGATCCCGAAACGCTCAAGAGATCCGGCTAGGATCTCAACCTCTTCAGCGTAGGAGGATTCGCCGCCTGCCGTGTAGAAGCTTATGACCCGCATCTCTCTAGCCTTTCTCCGCCTCGGTATGTGCCGAACAACGGGAGCGCCCTTCCAATACCTTCCGGCCGCAAGGCTTCCCGGTCAACGTGACGCCTCCGAGATCTCCGCAAGTCTTCGGAGAGGTTTCGGCCTCGGTCTCTTCTTCCCGGAGTACCTCCTCGGTCCTGGCGACTACTGCCTTTCGGATAAACACAGGAGGCTGAGCGCCAACCATAGCCGCCGCCTCTTCCATGCGAATCCTTTCGACGTCTGTCATTCGGAACGTAACGATCTTCGTCATCGTTCTACCCTCCGTAGTGCCTCGCGCTCGACGAGATCGAGATCTTCCCAGGCGTAGCGCAAGAGATCAATCGGCGAGCCGCAATGGTTCGCCTCGTTGTACCTCTTAATCTTGACCGGCCAATACGTCTCGTCCATGATCCTACCGCTCTCGTCCTTGCTTGGTCCAGGAGCGACCAGCCCGTCACCGTGCGTAATCATCAAGAGAGGCGTCCCACAGAGTACCGCCAAATGAGCGAGCCCCGCATCGGTAGCAATGCAGAGCTTCGCCGTTAGCATCGCCTCGATTGTCGCATCGAGGAACCGATCGTAATCCCAAGCCCT